GCCACCCTAACGGTGTCAAGATTCGTGGTACAGGTGCGGCTACCAAAGGCGTTATGGCTAGAGGTCCGATGGCATGAACTATGCCCAGCTTGTAGTTGCGGTCTCTGATTACACGGAGAACACCTTCGACACTACTGATATGAATACGTTCATACAGCAGGCGGAGCAACGCATCTACAACACTGTGCAGTTTCCATCCATTCGCAAGAATGTAACGGGGACAACAACTGCCAGCAATAAGTATTTATCTTGCCCTGATGATTTTTTGTCTGTGTACTCAATGGCGGTGATTAACACTGACGGTAGTTACGAGTACCTACTTAATAAAGATGTTAACTTTATCCGCCAAGCGTACCCAACCCCGACAGACACAGCCACTCCTAAGTACTACGCTTTGTTTGGACCAACAGTAACAGGCATAACGATTTCAAACGAATTAAGTTTTATTCTTGGTCCAACGCCAGACACTGGTTATTCTGTTGAGTTGCATTACTATTATTACCCCGAGTCTATTGTGACTGCCTCTACTACATGGCTTGGTGACAACTTTGATTCTGTACTGTTATACGGCACGATAGTTGAAGCCTATACGTACATGAAAGGTGAGAACGATATTATGGCGTTCTATGATGGTAAATATAAGGAAGCCCTTGCATTGGCTAAACGCCTTGGTGATGGTATGGAGCGTCAGGATGCGTATCGTTCGGGTCAGTATAGACAGGCGGTGACGTAATGGCGTTCCAAGGCAACTGGGCATGTAACAGCTTTAAAACGGGCATGATGAATGGCACGTTTAACTTTACGTCCAGCACTTTTTACATGGCGTTGTATACCAATTCAGCAACATTAGACGCAACCACTACCGCATACACTGCAACAGGTGAAGTCGTAGCGACAGGTTATACAGCAGGTGGGTTGGCTTTATCCATATCGCAAGTACCAACTACAGGAACTTCTGGCACTACGGCTTATATTTCTTTTTCAAACGCCGTATGGTCGGGGTCTATTCTTGCTCGTGGGGCTTTGATATATCAGAGTGGTAGTGGTAATCCAAGCGTCTGTGTCCTTGACTTTGGCGCAGATAAACAAAGCACTACAACATTCACGGTTCAGTTTCCTTCAGTTTCAAACACATCAGCCATCATAAGGATTGCGTAATGGCACTTGTTACAACAACACTTGGCGAAATGGATGAGGCTCTCCTTGAAAAAAAGGAAGGCAACTTTGAGGACGACAACGAATCAACTTCTTGGGTGGAGTACTGGAAAGACGGCGCGTTGGTGCATCGCTCTGCCCATGTGCAACTTAAAAAAATGCCTTCAATTGAAGGTGACACTGCTCAGTTAGGATAAATTATGGCAAATACCCAATCAATGTGTACTTCTTTTATGGGCGAGTTACTGACTGGCTACCATAATTTTGGCGTTGCTCCTACTCGCGTAACAAGCGTGGCAGATACGTTTTATGGTGCTTTGTACCTAGCCTCTGCATCTGTTAATGCAGGAACAACTGCGTACACTGTGACGGGCGAAGTGTCTGGTACAGGTTATACAGCAGGTGGGGTAGCGGTAACGAATGCCACAGTGCCAGTAGCAGCCAACAGTTCATCTACCGCAGGCGTGGCGTATTGGACTCCATCTGCTTCAATTACATACACAACGGTGACGCTGACAACCGCTTTTGATTCTGTTTTGATATACAACTACACACAAGGTGGCAGAGCCGTGAGCGTTCACACCTTTGGTTCGCAGACAATCACAGCAGGGACTTTCACTCTGACAATGCCTACAAACAGCACGACAACAGCATTGCTCCGGTTGTCAACAACCTAACGGCTAACCATGTTTGGCATCTCATCGTATGCTGAATCGCCGTATGCCTCACTTGCAGGAGTAACGATTGTTGTTGCCCTGACGGGCGTTCAGGCGACGGGTAATGTTGGGGCGGAGGTAGCGACGCAGGTTTTGTCTGGTAGACAGGCAAGCGGGGCGGTTGGAACGGTTAGCGTAGCAGCACGGGTTATTGCGTTGACAGGTGTGGGTTCTACGGGTTCGGTTGCCAAACCGGTTGGTGGGCAGGCAATCACGGGGGTTTTTGCAAGCGGGGCGGTTGGAACAGTTCTACCCGTTTACTGGCAATTGATAAATGACTCGCAGAGTGCAAACTGGCAAAATATAACGGATTCTCAGACGGTTACTTGGGTGTTAGTTAATACTGATACCCCGACCACATGGAATCTCTTTGACACAAAACCATAAGGGCGCAAGATGGCTTTCGTACTTGCAGACAGAGTAAAAGAAACGACGACTACAACGAGTACAGGCACAGTCACGCTCCTTGGCGCTTCGACTGGATTCCAATCGTTTTCAGCTATAGGTAACGCTAACAACACGTATTACACAATTGCTGGGCAGACAAATTCCGAGTGGGAGGTTGGCATTGGCACATACACATCGTCAGGTACAACGCTCTCAAGGGATACAGTATTAGCATCCAGCAACTCGGGTAGCTTGGTCAACTTTAGCGCAGGCACAAAAGATGTGTTTGTAACGTATCCGTCTGAGCGTGCTGTCATTGGCGGTCAAGGATACATCGAGAATGCCGCTACGGTTACCGTGAGTTCAACAATCAACACGGGAAGCAATGCGATTAGCGGGGGTCCTGTCACAATAGCTTCAGGCGCGACAGTTACAGTACCAACGGGTTCTGTATGGACTGTTGTGTAATACCAAGATAGAATGCACCAAGGAGTTTAAAAGTGGCAACAAGTTACACAACACTGTTAGGATTAGCCCAACCGTCAACAGGTTCGTTGGATGGTACATGGGGCGCGGTTGTAAATGATAACTTAACTCAATTTATTGAAAATTCTGTTTCTGGCTATCAGTCCAACAGCGTAACTGCTGGGGACTGGACATTAACTACTACTATTCCCGGTGACACTGCGTCTTCTTCTACTAACGCTGCTCGATACGCTATCCTTATTGTGACAGGAACGCCCGGTACAACTCGGTACATTTACGCTCCTAAACAGAGTAAGACCTACGTTGTTATCAATAATTGTTCAGACAGCAGTTCAGTATATATTTGTGGTGGTCCAACAAGCCCAACGACAGGTGTTGAGATTGAAGCGGGTAGTTCTGCTTTGGTGGCTTGGGATTCTAATATGAGCGACTTTATTAAGGTTGCTGGCGGTGGTGGCGGTGCAGCAGGTGGTGGCTCAGACCAGATATTCTTTGAGAACGACCAAACAGTCACAACAAGTTATTCAATACCTTCGGGGAAAAACGCAGGTACATTTGGCCCAGTTTCAATCAACTCGGGCGTAACAGTTACAGTTCCAAGCGGTAGCGTTTGGACAGTTGTTTAAGGAGAACAAATGAGTTCAGTAGCCATTTCAGGTAACGCAAGTGGGGCAGGTGTCCTGACCATTGCCGCGCCAAATACAGCAAGTAGCTATACGTTAACACTGCCCACAGTAACCGGGACTTTGGCAACCACAAACAGCCTTGGCTCAAGCATTCAGTCAATTTCTGCGTCTGTTGCGGCTAGTGCATTAACTATTACAGCGTCTGCATTGACTCTAGACTTCCGCTCAACCACTTTGAGTAGCGGCACTGTGACGACTGTTTCAGGCACTCCTGCAAGCTTGGTTGTCCCTAGCACTGCAACATTAGGTACAACGAGTGCGGTTCAGTCCCGTTTGGTTGTAATTGCGCTAAATAATGCAGGAACGATTGAGTTGGCGGTCGTAAACATCTCTGGCGGCAATAACCTTGATGAAACAACTTTGCTGACAACCACAGCAATCAGCGCATCTTCAACTTCTGCCAGTACGGTTTATTCAACAACAGCTAGAACATCTGTTGCATTCCGTGTAATTGGATACATAGAGTCTACTCAAGCCACAGCAGGAACATGGGCTACTGCACCATCGACTATTCAAGGTTATGGTGGTCAGGCTTTGTCAGCTATGAGTTCAGTGGGATATAGTCAGACTTGGCAAACTGTTACTCGTACAAGCGGAACAACTTATTACAACACTACGGGGAAACCCATTATGTTTTCTGCGGCTATCTCATCGCAAACCACAAACCAAACATCAAGTTTAGTTGTCAATGGGCTTACTATAGGGCAAGCTGGTTGGGTATCTTTAGCTGGTGGCGGAGTTCCAGCCACCATATCGGAAATTATCCCCCCCAACGCATCCTATGTATTCTCAAGTACCGGCACATATGTCGCGTTTGAACTTCGTTAAGGAAAATCATGCACTATAAAGCCCCCGACAATTCTGTTCACTTCCTTGACTCGGCTGACTACGAGTACCTGCTCCCTGTTGGCTCTGTTCAAATTACAGATGAAGAAGCTGAAGCTGAAGCACTGCGCCCTGTGTACACACAAACCTACGCAGAAAAACGTGCCGTTGAGTATCCACCAATGACAAACTACCTTGATGGAATAGCCAAAGGCGACCAAGCGCAGATAGACAAATACATAGCCGACTGCTTGGCAGTCAAAGCCAAATATCCAAAGGTGTAACCCATGACAGCAAAAATTGACGGAACGAACGGGCTACTTCAGCAGTACGACTACCAAGTCTTGACTACTGCGTTTACCTACACATTTGCCGCTGGCACAACCGTATTGGTAATTAACCCCGCTGGCACACTAGCCACAGGCACGATTACCTTCCCAGCCTCCCCAGCAGACGGCATGACCGTTATATTCAGTTCAACTCAAGCAATTACTGCGTTGACCTTGGCGGGTAATGGCAAAACAATTGTGAGTGCTGTAACTGCGTTACTTGCAAACCAAGCCGCAAGTTATGTGTACCGCTTATCAAATACAAGTTGGTATCCAATAACAGATTTATCAGCTTCTGGTGTTACTTC